CCACTGCGTTCCCGCTCCCCTCGAGCATCAGCGTTTTCACGATCCAGTGCACAAACGACGCACGGGTCATGTTGCTGTTCGGGCTGATGTCCACCTTGCGGCTCAGTTCGTTTTTGATGCGGATGTCCCCGGTCTCCGTGTTCTCCATCAGATGGATCGTCATGCTCGCGATCAATCTTGCGATGGTGTCCACCGCCGTGCAGATTTCTGGATTCTGCGCAAGGCTCACATAGCCCTGGCACTCGATGGATTCCCAAAGGTCCGCGCCCGCAAACGCAACGCTTCTCCGTAACGGCTCCGCACGCGGCGCCGGTCGTCTTCTTTTCTTTTTGCTCAAGCTTCACCCCACCATTTCTTTGCCGCCTTGGTTCTCTCAAGGCTTTCGAGGTATCGGATGCAGGCGAACACCGACGCATCAAAAAGATCAATGCGGTGCTCGGGCTGTACCTTGTCGTACTGAATCATGTCGTCCGTCTTTTCCACGGCAGACACGTTTTCCACGCAGTATTCGTAAGCCTCCGAATGCAGATAAAAAAGAGCGCCGTTTTTGGCGCTCTGCTCGATATACCGGAAGCCCTCCGACTTTTTGTAGTAATACTGCGGCTGGTCGACAATCTGAAAGCCCGCCGCTTTCATGCCGATGAAATACTCGCGGCAGAATTTCCGGTCATGCCCGACCTGCCTGATTTTAAAGCCACGTCGGCGCATCTCAACGAACCAACTGACCACGTCCGCGTGGTTCACGGTCGGGCTGTTGCACATCGTGAGCCAGCCGTCATCTTGCCAGCCAAAAAGTGGGATGTTATCCTGATCGGCCTTGATGTGCGCCGCGACTACCGGAAAGAATGCGTGCGTGATGACGATGTCCACACCTTTGTAATTTCCAAAAAGCGCGGCGGCCGTGAGGTCGTGAAGCTTCGAGAGATCGGCACCGCCGTACCAGTCGATCGGCAGCTTTGCCAGCTCGTCTATCGTCCACTGATACCGTTCGTCGCTTCGACGAAATTCATCGATGTCAAAATACGCCTTGATTGCGTTCGTGTACACGTTCAGGCTCTTCGCGAAAAAGTCCTTGCGCTGCTGCGGGTCGTTCTGCGCCTGCAAACTGTCGTTCAGGATTTCGTCCGGACGGATGCTCACGCCGTAGGCTGGATTCGCCATTTCGTGCACGATCGGATTTGTATAGTCGATGTTCCCGCTCTCGTCCGGGTTCGCGCAGCACATAAAGATAAAATACTGTTCGTCCCTCACGGTGCCGTCCAGCACCTTGCGGCAGTATTTCAGCCGCTGCCCCAGAAAAGCTTGCTCATTGTCCCCTGCGGTAGAAATGCCGATGAGCAGTTTGTTGGTATAGGCTTTCATTGCCTCGCGGAAAAGGTTGTACTGCTTCGGCTTCGTGAAAGCATGGATTTCGTCGCAGATCGCAATGTTACAGTTTAGTGAATCCTGCGCATCCGGGTTTGCCGCCAGTGCGCGGATAAAAAAAGAGCCGTCCGGAAGCGTGGCTTCCATGGAGTGCTCGTTGTTGTTGTCGATGATCTTGACAGCCCCGCCGCTTTTCGCATCCTCTCCCATTCGGCGGATGTTGTAGTCCAGAAAGTTGAAGCTCTCTAAAGACTGCATCAGCGCCGCCGACGCGATATAGGTCTTTGACCCGCTGCGCCGGTAGAGGAGCGAGAGCGCCCACGCGAGCGCCGCTGCAAAACTCGTCTTGATGTTTTTGCGGGGGATGAAGATCAGCGCCTCGTGGAACCGCACGACATCCGTCCCGCGCAGTTTAAAACCCACGAGATTGTACACGATGAATTTGTGAAAAGGTTCAAGCTTGAATGGTGTCCCGCGCAGCGGTGTGCCGTCCAGCCTTTCCCCCTGCTGGTGGCAGATCGTCTTTTCTATGATCTGGATGCAGAACTCCGGCGCTCTGGTGTCCATCCAATATTCAGGATTGCCAAGGTCTGAAAAGAACCGCTCCACAGCCTGACGCAGTTCTCTGCACGCCACTTTCCGGCCATCGCGGATACTTTCGGCGTACTCGAGGACCGCAGGCCAGTTTTTTCCCTTAACCGGATTCAATGCTGGCAAGCGCCGCTGCTAACCCGTCCAGCTTCTTTAGGCGCGGCGCATCTCCTGTCATTTTTTTATAGCTAGAGGGCGTCATCCCAAGCTCGCGCCAGTACGCCAAAGCGCTTTTGTTCAGATCGTCCCAGAGAACAAGCAGCGGGTTCTTCGTCATGTTTGTTGACCCGCCTTTGTTGGTATATTCAATTATCGATTTACCACCAGCACTTTGGAACTCTTTGAAAGTTTTATCTCGTTGTTCAAGGATTCCGGCCAGCGTTTCGACCGCAGAGTTATAAGCGTCTTTTTGTACCCCAAGTGCAGCCATTTGCTCCAAGATCAACGTTTTCCATTTGTTCTTTGTCAAAACTACACCCCTTTAGTATAAATTGGTCTCAGAGTTGGAAAGAGTTACCCCC